AGTCGCCAACTAAGCGACATCGAAACCGAAGACCTAATGCACTCTGCGCGCATCATGGAGGCGTGTGGTGAGGTCAAAGGATGGGCGGGGTTTGGTATGCTTTCGCAGACGTTGACGCCCGACACATGGCACTTCGTAGACCCGAAATACAAGGAGGACGCAGCATGAGAATGAATGTACCCAAGGCAATCGAATGGGAGCTTGAGCTTTGCATGTTCGGTATGGGCGGAGAGACGCTTTCACCCACGATGGAGGAAGCAGACAGTTGGGAAGTAGCGTTGCATCTGCGGCTTGAACAGACAGGACAGGTCGAAATCCTGTTCGAGCGTGAGTTCAATTCTCAAGGGGCTGCTGACGATCAGTTCGCGCTGATGGAGGGACTGTTCCCTGATGCTTCGCCCAACGTACAACCAGATCATTAACCAATAAAATACTGCCCCGCGCAGGGGCGACCTTCTATCAAAGATAGAAGAGGAACTAAAGAGATTAGGCCGCTGACTTTGATTAGTCTGCGGTCTCTTTTGTGCCGTCTGCACAACTAACTTGACACAACTTCCGTTGTGTTGTTTACACTACAACCATAATCAAGAAAGAACATCACATGACAACTGTTCAAAACATTATAGATACCCACGATGCACGCAAGGCTCAGACAATTCTGCGCGGAGCGATCTACTCAGCCGCAGAATTCAAGGGCATAGACCTCACCGCGATTGCCACCGAAGCAAATGGTTCTGCTCTCGTGAACAGCACCCACATAGCAAGCAAGAAGATGCGCAGCGTTAGTGTGTCACAGATTTTCGACCGCATGAGCGCCAAGGCGTTGGGTTATCTTCTGGAGGAGCTGATGTGCGACGAAGGCCTTCATAGTATCCTTGATGCCTTCAAGTGCGTCCCCACTGACGGAAGCATGTGCGAGATGTGGCCTTGGAGCAATGAATTAGACCTCAACAGTGCAAGCATCTCCGATTACATCCCTGACGATCTCGGCACGTCGCCTACGTCGCCTACGTACGATGTGGCAGATGACATTGCGACAGCGGCGAACGTGTTGCTGCGTGTTGCTACCAATGGCGAGATGAACGATCTGCAAGGGCTGCTCAATGAGGTGGTGGCCTTGCGGAACAAGCCAGCGCCCGTTGCGGTGGCGGCTATTGTACCCGCAAGCGGTGACATCCCAGAAGGTACGCCGCGCAGGGTCAATGCACAGGTAGTGTTCGGTATCCAAGACCGCCTCTTGGACATGGAGATCACCGTGTACGATTGGGAGTACGACAACCCGTTGGTGCCTGCCAAGGATCACAATTACATCTTCAACAGAAGCAACCTAGCGGATGCGTTGTGGGCCATAGAGACCAAGAACAATGCTTGGTTGACTGGTCACACGGGTACGGGAAAGACGACGTTCATTGCTCAGGTGTGTGCGCACACCGGACGCATGATGATGCGTGCCAACATGGACAGCGCCATCGAGCGGCCTGACTTCGTAGGTGCCATGAGCGTGACCACCGACGATGATGGCAACCAGATCACCAAGTTCGTGGATGGCTTCTTGCCCAAGGCGATGCAACTGCCCGTCGTTATGTTGCTCGACGAGTACGATGCGATACGTGCTGATATCAGCTATGTGATGCAACCCGTGCTGGAAGGTGGTGCGCTGCGTCTTATGGAAGATGGCGGTCGCATGGTTCACCCGCACCCTGACTTTCACATCATGGCGACAGCCAACACGGTGGGTACGGGAGATAGTTCTGGACTGTACGCAAGTGCGGTGAAGGTACAATCGAGAGCGTCGATCAACAGGTTCCCCGTGTTCATCAAGGTAGACTACTTGAACGTGGATGACGAGATGATGCTGGTCAAGAAGTTTGCACCCGCCCTGTCGAAGCAAGCCGAGCAACTGATCTGTAGTTTCTTGGAGACGTACCGCGAAGCGTTTGCGGATGGCACGATAGCAACGCCGATCTCACCACGCAACACGATCACGATAGGCAAGTACGTTGCCGACTTCGAGGGACGCTTGGGCACCACGGTGGCGGTGAAGCGAGCGCTCGAAATGAACGTGATGAATACCATTGATGAAGGCGACAGCATTGCTGTGACAGGCATCATGGATCGCATCAGCAACTAATCAATCAATCAAGGATCACACAAATGTTTAACCAAAATTCAGTGGCCGCACTCAAAACGGAGTTCGATAAGTTGTCGGAGATCATGGGTACGAAAGGCATACGCACCACGTTCATAGGTCAAGGTGCCCATACCGACGGCAAGACAATCAACCTTCCCGAAATGGACATGGCAGCAACCATGACACCCAAGGATCAGGCGATAGCTAGAGGCTATCACATCCATGAGGTCGGGCATGTAACGGATACCGACTTCGGTTTGGCAAAGGCGAAAAAGCCACCCAAGCATCTGCATGGAATATGGAACGCTTGCGAGGATGTTCTGGTGGAGCGCAAGGCATGTGAGAAATACTCAGGTGCCAAGCGTAGCTTGCAAGCGACTGTTGATAGCGTGTTGGGCAACGAGAACCAGCACTGGGAGGACAACCCAGAAGAGAACGCCGCACGGCGCGAAACGTGGTGGACTGAGATACCGTACGCTGCGCTGCAACAGGCACGGCACAATGCAGGGTACGAAAGCGATGCGCTCGATCAGTACATCGAGGACATGCCTGACGATCTAGCCAAAGAGGCTCGAAAGTTTGCGAAGGAGATGTACGCGACAGAGGATACTGGTGAAAGCTACGAGCTTGCGAAGAAGATAAGCAAGCGGGTCAAGGCGCTGGGCAAAGAGCTTGGTGAGGAAGATGAACCACAGCCAAAGCCAACCCATCCAAAGCCAAACCCAGAGGGCGAGGATGGTGATGGCGAGGGCAAGGGCAAGGGGCAGGATAAGCCAGACCAAGATGAAGGCGAGGAAGTTGACGGCGAGGGTGATGGTGATGGCAAGCCTGATGCTGACAAGCCTGATGCTGACAAGCCGAAGCCAAAGGGCTTCAGCATGGAAGATGCCGAGGATCGCAAAGCCGATAACATGCAAGACGTGTTTGGTAAGTACGGCCCTAAGCCTAATACGCGCAGGGTTTGCACGCAGTTTAGTGCGGTACACGATACGCACCTAGACCTGTGGAAATCGCTGGGACAAAAGGTTCAGATTGCAAACGTAAAGGCCCGTGTGAAGGATATAGTTGTTGGACAATGGCGAAACGCAGACAAACACAAGGACTTACTGGCCCAAGAAAATTTGGGTGCTCGGGCACTAATCGGAAAGGATGTCAGCGCGTACGGTGCGAGGCTCGCGCGGTTGTTGATGAGCCAAGAGAGTAAGCGCAACGAGGGCGGGTACAGTTCGGGGCGTATTGATCGCCGTAGGTTGTCGCAATTGGTTGCGGGTAATCAGAACATCTTTGCACGTACGGAAGACGTTCGAACATCGGAGACGCGGCTGATGCTTGCGGTCGATGGTTCGACCAGCATGAGCTCAATCAACACAATGTCGGCTGTACACGTTGTGAATGATGCGCTCGGTCGTGCTGGTGTCAAGTACGATGTGACCGAATGGGGTGGCCTAAGCCTTTACGGCGGTCGAGATGTGATGGGTGATCTTCCTTGGATCGTGACACACAAACATTCTCACGAGAACTATCTAAAGCTACAGACGACGCTGAACTTCCAACCCGTCGGGGGCGATACGCCAAGCTACGCAGCGCTGATGACGTATGCGAATATGATGTCGAGTTGGCATGAGCCGCGTAAGATTTTGCTCATGCTGACGGATGGCGAACCGAACGGCAGACACCGTGAGGTGGATATGTGTAGCACGCTGGTCAAGGAAATGGAGGCCATAGGTATCGAGGTCATCGGCATCGGTATCGGTATTGATGTGAGCAAAATGTTTAGCAAATCTGTGCTCACGGACTTCAATAAACTTGGAGAAACATTACTCGGCAGCCTAGAAAAGCTGCTGATTAGTCAGGGTCACGCTCATGCGTGAACTGAAAATGCCCACCTCATTCGACTATAGGTCTTCGCCCACGATGAAGCGCAGTTGGTATGCGTTTTGTGATGGATGGAGACCGCACGGTTGGTGGTGGCACGTAGCGTACGTCATCCGATCAAAGCGCGTACGCCACGCCGATGAAGAAAAGATCAAGCGCATCATGCGCCTGGTCGATGAAAAACTTCCGCATCTTAGAAAGGAATACGTACGTGGTTCTAATTACACAAGCGGCACTTTGCCTCGCTATTAACGTCTACTTCGAGGCCAGATCAGAGAGCTTCGATGGTCAGATGGCTGTGGCGCAAGTGACTTTGAACAGGGTCGCAAGCGAGAAGTATCCAGACAACGTGTGCGATGTTGTCTGGCAGCACAAGCAATTCTCTTGGACGCACGATGGCAAGAGCGACACGCCGCGCGATCCAGTGGCATGGGCAATCGCAGCCAATGTTGCGCGACTTGCGATGGAAGAGGGGACACCCAGAAAAGTTGGAGAGGGTGTCCTGTTTTACCACTCCATCTACGCCAGCCCGTACTGGGCCAAGGCGTTTACGAAGACTGCACAATACGGACAACACATTTTTTATAAGGAAACTAACGGATGAATATTGAGCAACACGAGCAGACAATGAATGCGTTGAAGCGCATCGAGTACAAGCTGGAGAATTTGAAGATGGAGTTTAAGGCTACGGGCAACCCAAGAAAGCACACGATGGATGAGCTTCTTTCGATTGTAGACATCGTGAAGGTAAACATGCGGGGTAAGATCGATGGTTAATATTATGATTGGCGACAGCCACGCAGATGGAGAAGAGCGTCTAGCTAAACGTATGATGAAGTTTGAACGGGAGATGGTGAAGAAAGGTTTGCGTCCGAGAATGCCATGCGACGAGCCGACTGCTGCCAGCCGTCACGCGGCGCGGTTGAAGGCAGACTACGAGAGGATGGGTACGAAGTTGAGAAGGATCGAGGCTTGGCAGGAAATCCTTGCAGTCATACGCGACGGGGAACTTGTAACGATACGCACGGTGATGGAAGAGTTAGCAACGGGCGCGAATAAAACAGGATGGATCACGAGAGAAGCCGCCGCTTCGTACCTTTCACAGATGGCTTCGGAAGGATACCTGGCTGCGCTGCCACGCAAGGGAATGGGCCTGCCGACGCAGTACGTCCGACTGGCAAAGGATTATGTACCAGAAGTTGTACAACTGGTGGAGGTCTGATGGGCGAGAGCATATCTCACTGTCCCGATTGCCTGCACAAATTGGCAACTTGGGATAGCCGACCGCACATTGGGTACGGCTTCCAAACTATTAAGCGCAAACGAAAATGTGTGGTGTGTAACTTTAGGTCAGTGACCGTGGAGTTGCCCATCGACTTAGCAAATTCAATCTTTGAAGAGGGCGAATGATGAGCGCTGATACTCAAGCACAGATCAAATACGTACGTAAGAGATTGTACGTGACGGACAAGGCACCCGCTTTGTCCGTTGACGCAGATGGTTATGTGAGGTGTGGCTTGTCGAACGATATGACTGAGAGAGACATGCTCGTGCTCGGTCTAGTGATGTCGATGAAGAATGATGAGTGGAAATCTAAGCTGATTGATCGCGTCAAAGAGAAGATGGAAGGGGCGAGTACGCCACTGAGTAGAGTGAAGCGCGCCTTCGAAATGCTGACAGACAAATAAAAAGTTGAGCGAAAACGGAAGTTGGTTTTCGCTCAACATATTTAATCTATCGTTTAGAAAAAAGTTTCATCGTCTGCACGTTGTGTAGTCGAGTAGGTTACAAGGTCTGTGCTTACGCTTCCTTCAGTCACGGAAGTGTATGTTGCCTTTAGGATTTTTCCACTGTCGTACAAGGTTTCAATGGTCCTCTGAATTAGATCGTGCGCAGACCGTTCGACTTTACTAAACTCCTCTTTGCGAGTTGAGTTGACTGACAAGATTGAAAAGAGAATGTCTTCGGTTGTGCAGGCTTCGTGATGTACCACGTCGAGAACGAGGTCGTTTAGTTCGGGTTGTGTGAGGCCAAGCAATATTAAGAACATTTGATCGCGCGCTGCGTCGATTAGTTCTGTGCCCCGCACAAGTGGCACAACATTAGAAGCGACGTGTGGTGGGGGTGATTGAGGAGCTTCCTCATCTGGATCATCGAGTAATATTGTTTCGGGATGGTCGGTGTGGAGACGCGCGCAAAGCCACGGCGCGATGTCCTGTTTGTCTGGATAATTTTTTCGCAGAGTTGCGAATATTATATCGCCCTCTCGTACATCAGAGACTTCGATCATGCGAGCGGGAACGAACACGTTACCTTCAGATGATGATGCGAAAGCGCTGCCTTGTAATGTCACACTCTCAATTTCTATTAATGCTTTTTTAAATTCAGAAGACATATTTTTATGTGCCTATTCCTGTGTAAACCTGTCGATTTACGACGTTAAATTCCTCAAGTGCGCATGCAAATGGGGTAAGAATAACACAACAAAAGTTAGGAAAGGTTAGGTATGAGACCCTTAGCAGGGGAGCGCCTTCGTCCACTCGGCCACGTCTCCGCTGGTCGGAGTAGTTTAGAACCGAATGGTTGGCAATGCTTTTTTTCATTTTATCTTAACTAACTTTCGTCGTGTTATTTAGTTGTGTGGCAGGCACGCTATTGGAGAGACATGACTGCTGACTTGTGGTCTTCGTAGGTAGTATTCATGTAGCGCATCACCATCTTTAGGTCGGAGTGACCCAGCAGATCAGCGATTACTTTCGGTGGTGTCCCGTTACGCGCGAGGCGCGTAGCGAATGTATGGCGCAATGTGTATGGGCTTTTATTTATGCCCAGTTTGTCAGTTACCTTACGCCAATGATAGCCGACTTGCTTGTTACTTTCGAACGGGCGTCCCTGATTTAGAAACACATGCGTCGAAGGTGGTGGTTGTGACTTGGGGATAGTATCCAAAGCCAATTCGTTGAGCGGCATTCTGCGCGTTCGTAAGATGCCGCCCCTTCCTTTGTAGCAACCAAGGACGCAAGTGTTGTTTGACCAATCGACTGCATCGTATTGCAATGTCATCGCTTCGATGGGCCGCGCGCCTGTGTTCAAGAGGAACGTACAGATGCGGCGGATGTCGGGCGGCAACAGAGGGAAGATGCTGTTGATCTCGTCCTTGCTGAAGGTGTCCGTCTTGTGTTCGCCTTCGGCTGGCTTCTTTAGTTTGATCGCATCGCGTAACCCAAGGCCGTGAGCGTAGTTTAGAATGCTTTGGAGTTGGGTTAGGTCTCGACGGATCGTTGAGTTCGAGTTGCCACGGTTGACGTGGCGCTCTTCTACGTACTCCTCGATGTCGTTGAGGTCGATGGATTTGATCTGATAGTCACCAAAGTGGTCGGCAAGCATCATCACGTAGTCGCGCGTTGACTTGGACGTGCCTGTCATTGGGGACTTTAGGTAGCGGGTTGCGATGGTTTTGAACTTAGTTTGATTACCAAGCGTCGATTTTGCACCGACCTTGACTTGGCCTGTAAGAACTTTGTGTTCGTACTCAGCGCAAGCCTCACGGGCCAAGGCGTAGTCAGCGGTGCCAAGAGACTGGCGTACGCGGATGCCTTGGTAGACGCCGACCGCTTGGTAGAACTGACCACCGCTCCTTTTCTTAGGTTTAAATAGTGCCATCAGTCCCCCCCGCGCTTCTGTATAGTGGAGCGTAATGATCCTGTGCATCCGACACCAGCGTCCGTGCCCAGTCTATTGGGATGCCGCCGGACGCTCGCTTGTAATCTTCGGGGTCTAGTTTTTCTAAGATGTCATTCATTATTAGTGCAGCTTGACCGCGCGTTTTGGTGCCAACTTTTTTGCACACGGCTCGTACGTGCAGCTTCACGGTGTTCTCACCGATGTTGATTAACTTCGCGATGTCTTTGTTTTGCCACCCAGCAATAAGAAGTTGGGCGGTTACGTGCTGCTTTGTCGTCAGTGATCGCACCAATGCTTGCTCGGAAGCTGAAGCGCTTACTGATGCTGAAGTTGTTGCTGTGTTTGGGCTGTCCATTTTAAGGACAAGGTTCGTAAGGATATCAATTTTAGCCTCAATACGAGCCAATTCGTATCGCATGTTGTGCATAACGGATGTCTCCATTTGATTAGTATAGTTAGTTCCACCAACATCAGGCTGATGGGCGGCAGGATTGCCGATCTCACTGTTGTAGTGGTTACGATACACTTGTGTCAAGGGAGTTGTCTCCATTAGTATGCTTTAGTTTAATTTAGTTTTAATTTAGTTTATGTGTCTCATCCTAAAAACGATATTTAATAACGCCATAACAGCGACCATATACTTTATAACTGTATCGTCAAGGATACATTCATTGGTTGTCAGAGCATGTAGCTTTGCGCAACTCATTATGAGCGACAATATCTTTGAGTAAGTTGCGGTCATTTGCGAGTAGGTGATCGACCGTATCTTTTTTATCAAACATTATACTTGAAGTCAGGTCACAGTAGCTGTCACCCTTTATCGTCGCGCACGAACTCAGAAGCGCGGTCAGCAAGAGAAGTGTCGTCCATTTGATTGAGTTCATCTGATATGTCCTGTCTTGTGCGCAGACCGTCGATTAGTTTTGCGTCGAGCTTACGCTTGATTTTATCTTGACCACGCGCGATGCCTGCTGAGTAGATGCCGAGCAGGCCGAGGGCGAATGCCGCGACGATGAGGCCGTACAGTTTTAGTTTAGCTGGTAAAAAGATCATCAGTGCCAGCCCTGTGTCCAAGACTTGATGCGCTCGCGCATGATAAAGATGCCCAGCAAAACCGATACGCCTGCGAAACCCAGAACAATATACTGAGCGATGTCGCCAAGGCCGGAAAGCATAGCGCCAGCGCTACCCATCGAGGCGGCTATAGATACGCCAGAGGCTTTGACTGTCTTGGATTGCGTAGCCTTTACGCGCGGTGCTGACTTTGGGCGGGCGTCTTGGATTGACTGGCCCGCCATCCAGCGTGCGACCGGGAAGCCAGGGCACGCTTTGTTGGCGTACTCGTTGTGGCCGTGTACGCTGATGGCGTCGCCGTACATATCGCGTGCGTCCTTGATGAACTTCCAGAGGGCGGCGAGCTGTTCGGGTGTGTAGTGGTCTACTGCGCGGTCCTCTGAGCTGGAGCCGAAGCCGCCTGCTAGGCATACGCCAATGCTGTCAGCGTTGTGACCTTTTGTGTGAGCGCCCTGGATTTCAATCGGTCTAGCCTGGAGAACGTCGCCCGTACGAGAGATGTACGCATGGTAGCCGATGTCGGACCATCCGTTGACATCTACGTGCCACTTACGAATTTCCTGTAGCTGCTCGGAGGGTGAGTTTTTAGCCATCCAATCTTTACGTGTGGCGGAGCAGTGGACAATGATCTTTTTTATTTTTCTCATTTTAGAAATTCCCTCCTGATACTTTCGCTTTCGTCTTCCGGCGTGAACTCGGAGGCCACAAATCTTATTGATAGGGGTGGACTACGCTCAGACCATCGCATTGCTTTGCAGAGCCTCACGTCGAGCGCTACGAATATGTATATACCGTGGTAGCGGTTCTTGTGTCGTCCCGTTCGGAAGCGATAGATGGGGAGGTCCGATCCTGATCCCGGTCGATCTACATGCGTAGACATTGTGGCCTTTACTTGTACGCGAAGCATCCTGCCGTCCGGCGAGAGGCACCACAGATCGTCGTCGGGGATTGCCACATGAACGGTGTGGATGCCGTAAGTTTGGAGGATGGATGAGGCGAAGAACTCGCCCGCTCGTCCGATAGATGTAGTTGAAGTCTCATTCACTTTGATCTCAGCAAAGTTTCCAAGTGCAAAATGTTTACCTTTGCGGCTGAGAGATCGGAACGTAGGTTAGCGATCTCTCCGAGAAGTTGTTCGATCTTTAAATCCTTCGCGTCGAGACGTTTCGCGAGGCCGTCAATCTGGCTTTTCAATGTGGTACTGTACTCGCTTGCTGGATTTCCTTTGTTCTTCTCTCGGAGAGCCATGAATGACCAGAACCCGGCGGAGCCAGCGAGAGCTATGATGAGCGTGTAAATATGTTCGTTCATAGCAAGGCCGCCGATTTTATTATTACTTCAACCATATGTACACAGCACCCATGGGGCAGTCGTCCTTGACATGCGTACATTTCGACGCGGCAGCGCAGCCCCAGCGGAGCTGCCCCGACTTAGGATACAAAATTAATTAAGCGAGTAAACTTGCGCCATAAAGCAATGCGCCCGCGCCTGCGGCGAAGAACAATACACCCAAGATAACAGAGCATACCCAGAAAATCTTGTCGCGCTTTGCGGCCTGAGCTTCGAGAAAATCTTTGCGCCTTACGCGCGCTGCGGCCTGCTCGCGTACAACGGTTGCCCACATATTTGGTGGGCCATATAGCTGGCAAATAGACCTTAGATTATCCATAGCCTCCTTGTGCTTCATGCGCGCGGAGGCAATAGCGAACCCTTCTTCTTCTGTTGAAGTCAGGCGACCTAATGGTCCTTTGTGTCGGCCCTTCTCTGCAAGATTTATGTCAGCTTCCAACTTGGCGAGCTTGCCAAATGCAGGCAGCATAGAGCCTACGTCTTTGCCCGCTTGGACAGCACTTGAAATGGAAGACGAGATTGTGCTGACGGCGCTTGCCAGTGCGAGAACTTCTATCATGTCTTCGCAAACTTGTTCGGGCACGAATAGGAGGGACTGACAGTGTAGGCCCGATCATAAAATGATCCGTTCTTTTTGCCGCCGCAATCGTAGTAACAGTTTTTGTACAGCACGTTGCCCGCGCCGCTGATGAAGGTATGTCCGAAACCTACGAACACTAAAACGCAGAGCATCTCACCAGTTCCTTTAAGATAGTAAGTGGTGACGCTGATTTTAGGTTTGAGTATTACTTGTAGTATTTCTACCCAGTTGTGTCGTCCGGTTTTAAGAACGCAGATTTCTCAAGCGAAGCGATGTACATTTCTTTCCAGTCTTTGAGGCGCATAACTACGAGACTATCTTGAAGTGCTTCAAGGTTACGTCTGGTTATGACTACGGGCGCTTCCGGCGATCTGGTTTGTTGGATGTTGCGTTCGGCCTGTCGCATTGCGTCGCGTACGTTGAGACGCTCAACCCGCTTGGCTTCGACGAAAACGAGCGGCGTACCCAGAAGGTCAGCGCCACCCGCGTGAAGACCGATCTTGCCTCCGCCAGATAGCGGCGCTCGCTGGCAACGCTCTTCCATGAACACGTTGTCATTAAAGTAGTGTGCTAAGTCAACTTCGTACTTGTCGCCTTTGGCCTTCTGAGGGTTGCCCATTAAAACGGTATCTCCAATTTTGCTGGTTGTCTTCGTTCTATCTCTTCGAACATGCCGCGAGACCGTTGCGCTTCTAGCTCGCGCTCGGTGCAACCGTCGCACTTATACTGTCCACTTGCCCGATCCTTTGTGTCTCCACACGTTATGCACGCTCTGTTCCACATCTTTGGCAGTGGCCTTGTCTGGTATTTCGCGCCTGGGAAATACTGTAAATTTAATCGCATCAAAATTCTCTTCGCGGTATCGACGCAAACTCCGAAGCGCTCCGCGATCTCTCGGTGACTGTACAATTCATGGTTATTATTAAGCCATGATACGTCGTCCTCGGTCATCTTTATCCTACTAGACATGCTGCACCGTGCGTTGATGTAGCGTATCTAACACGGTCACAACTATAGCACAACTTATGTTGTAAAAAAGTTTCGTAAAGTTGTGCTGTACGTATTGACTTTTCGTACGAAGACGATAAAATCGAGTTTACTGTAGGCGACTAAGTGAACACCTATTCACTCCGTGAATTGGTGTGAACGAGGGAAACGTGAAACTGTAGGCACGATTTTATCGGTTCCGGTACGGTATATTTTTTAACATTCTTCTTGATTTTGTACGCACAACTTTTGTAAACTAAAGGTGTTGTACTTTCCGACATTGGCTGTTCACTGCATACCACTGTTACAACGAACTCCCGCGCGTCGAGGTATCAACTCACGCGCGGGTTTTTTTATTGAGCGTTGGCTATGTAGCTGGGCATTTCTTCGCGATACTTGTGTGTCCACTCAGCAACCGTACTGACCGGACGCCCTACCCGCTGCGAAATCTCAACATCAGATAGCGCTGGGCGCGTGACACCATGCGCGTCTGTCCACTGCTGCGCGAAGGTTATGGCTCGCTGCTTGGATGTCTTGCCGCTTACTATACGAACGGTGTCGTCGTCCATATTGGATGCGAACGCCATATTATAAAATGGTTCGTGTGCATCTGACCACTCCCTCACCTTACCGAACCGCACTTGCATCATCACGTCCAGCCGTTCGTTGTCATCGAGCGCGGGTTTGGACGACAGGGAGTGGAACGGTGAGTTGGGAATGTCGCCCTCAAACAAACCAGCCTTCACCTCGGCTGTCTCTTTATCCCAGAACACTTGCGTTATTTTTATCTGGGTCTCAAGTACGGTAAGCTGGTTTGAACTACCCGCCTCACGACCCGAAGCTGTGCCCTCACTCGGCTTGTTGCTGTGGTGCAGTAGCCAAACCGCCAACCCAGCGTTACGCATCTTTAAGCAAAGCTGGTTGATGTGGCTCCATTGCTCGGCGCTGTTTTCTTGCAGACCTGGAAACGCTGACCTGATCGTATCGATCACAACATGGGTCGGGCGTACTGCTTTAATCCATGCTTGGAAGTTTCGTACGCCCTCTTCCGTCATCAGGTTCATGCTGTGCTCGTCATTGAACGGTGCCCAAATCATGAAGTTGTCACCCGCATCACCGAACGAGCGCTTGCTGCGATCAAGAAAGTTCGCGACGTTTGCACGGCTGTTCTCGAAATCGAAGTAGAGAACGCGAGACTTCTGACCAAGATCGAAAGGGCCGAACCTGTGCTGTCCTGCGGCTGCTGCATATAACAGGTGGCGTACGAACATAGACTTGCCGTGGCCTGAGTACCCGAAAACTTGAAGTATAGTACCTTTGGTGGGGACTATAGGGTCAATATAGAACTCCATACCCGCTACGTACTCACGTAAGTCATCAAGGTCGGCGGTCGTGATTGGCTTGTACTTGCGTGGCTTCTCTTCCTCTTCTGGCTCTAGGTCCATAGGGAGATTACCCTTGCGGATTTCATTCTCAAGAGCACGTTCACACATCTGAGCAACCTTGCCTTGCTCCACATTGCTTTGAAAGAATGCTTCCATAAACTCTAAGGCACCTGACGTGAGACCTTCGATGCCAAGCCCCTGACCCGCAAGAGAAGAGATATACTTGTACAAGCGATCATCTCTACCGTTGCCCCCGCCCTCTGGCAGCTTACCAATGCGATCAACAAGTTCTTTCGTACGATCCCATATGGGCTGCGATAACTTAACATCTGCGAGCGACATGCCCTCAAATTTCCACTCGTTCAGATTAACGACATTATTAGCACGTACTAATGGGGTTATTTTCGGTGGCGTGTAGATCGGAAGATCATCTAAATCTGCTCCCTCGGTTATTACCCACTGGTAATTCTTTGACGGTGGAGCAACGGCGTATCCTTTGGAGCCACGCAAATCCAGACCGTCGCAACGCGGCCAGTCTACATCATTGCCGTCGCCCCCTACCCTGTTTTTTATCCACTCGGAACCTTTCGGGAACTTAAAGTAAAAGTGCCAGCCTTTTTTTGTACGTACTTTAATGGGTGTCTTGGTCATGCCCAGCCGTGTGGCTTCATCCAAGGCGTCCTCGTTATCACAGTCTACAATCACCAGCCCAGACAAAGGGCCAGTGATTACAGCAATGCTTGCTTCGGGCCAGCGCTCGAACCACTCTATTACTTCATCTTCTGTGGGTAGCTTTAGCTCATCGCAGTAGTGGCCCCACTTAACTGCTGGTCTCTTCGTCTCCGCTAGTATGGGTATCACTGCCCAACCGCGATCTAGTAATTCCAGTGCTTCCTCTAAGGTCGTCTTCATTGATCTTCTCCGATTTGAAGTATGAGTTGAGATCGACCAACGGCCAGACCTCTTTGATTTGTGAAAGATAAGTGGAGGAAATGAAGTCGCGACGTATCCAACCGTACGGAATTGTACGGCACACATTCAGCTTCTTAGCCAAAGATGGCGCGCCGCCGAGATCGTCAATTAGTTCTTTTATTTTGAAGCCCATTGTTTTTTTCCTCTTGCAACAACTAACGGCGTAACATATACGATACTCAGGCACAACTTATGTTTTAAAATTTAATCTCAAAGGACAATCTCATGAAGGAAGACGGCCTAATATTCGGAGACATTTGGCTCCCGGCTCCGCAGCCCCCAAAATCAGCAAGATTAAAACAAGCCGCACAGCAATACGCTGATTGCCTTGCGAAACTTGATGTCGCGAAGGTCTCATTGGATTATATCAAAGAAATTTTGGTCGCAGACTTACCCGAAGAAGTGGGCGAGTTCGCTATTGAAATGGAGGATGGTCGTACACTTGTCGTCCGTATTCCTGAGAAATTTGTTTGGGACAAAAAGTTGTTGAAAGATACGTACGAAGCAAGCGGCCTGCCCGATTGCGTCTCACAGTCCTTCACAGTTGATCGCAAGAAGTTAGATGCTGCGCCGCTTGACGTGCAGGAAGTTTTGAAAAAAGCGCTCACAATCGGATGTGGCGCACCAACTATAAAGGTTCAATCATGAAGATTACTCCACTCAAAACTAACGACATTAGTGTCGTCGGAGCCAGCAAGACGCTGGTGTACGGAATGCACGGTTCGGGCAAGACTACACAGTGCGCTAACTACGCCAAGCGTTTTGGCAAAGGTCTGATCCTATCGGGCGAAAGTGGGCTGTCGTCCATCGCAGACATCGCTTGCGATTACCTTCCGTTCACCACCTTCGACCGACCCACGAAGGAAGGCGAGTACAGCTTTCGAGACCTGACTAAGTTTGTCATGTCCAAAGAGTTTAAGGAAGCGGGTTACAAATGGATTGCCATTGATAGTGCGACCGAGCTTTCTCAGAAGTGCTTCGCAGATGTCGAAGCCGAGCTTGGCGCTGACGCGAAGAACGGTTTTGAGAAGTGGAGCCTTTACGAGCGCAAAATTACCGCTGCTTTGAAGTGGGTGCGCGATCTGGACATGCACGTACTCATTACCGCTCTGGCCGCTGAAGAGACGGACGACAACGGCACGACAAACTACTGGCCGATGATGGTTCAGAAGAAGGTGCAGAAACTAATCCCTGCCCTGTATGACAACGTATTTTGCTTGGTGCGTAAGACCTCCGAGCAGAACGGCAAGATGGCCGTACGTCGTTATCTTGTGACAGATCAAGTCAATGGCTGGCACGGCAAGACCCGTGATCCTCACCGCCGCCTCGCACCCTTTGAGGAGTGCGATGATGTCACTGATTTAATCGAACGTATCTACATGAGCGACAAAGAGTTCGCCAAATACAATGGAAATGGAGCAACAAACAATGAGTGATTTTCTTGGATTAGAGGGCATGGATTTGTCCGGTGTCGATGTTTCGCGCAATAAAGTTCTGCCAATCGGCAAGCATGAGGTGACTATCACCGATGCGTCCGTCGAGCGGGACGACGCTAAGAACACTGCGCGGTTGGTACTATCATATAGTAACAACGATGGCGGTATTCGTCAGTGGATTTATGTCTTTCACGGCAACTCGCCTGCTGCGACAGAGATTGGCAAGAAGCAACTGAAAGAGCTCCTTATGATCCTTGGAAGCGACGGGAACGAAGCCCCAAGCGTTTCCTTCTTCAAGGGTAAGAAGGTCGGTATCATGGTCAAATCCGAGGAGTACAACGGTAAGACCAACAGTAAGGTATCTTATCACTTTGCGCCCACAGGTGGTAAGGCTCAGACCAGCGGCTCAAGTGCGCCCTTAGACGATGAAATTCCCTTTTAAATGCACCCAGTACACCCACAAGCTCAGGCACTAATTGATGCCATCGACGAAGGCTACGCCAACGAAGACCGAGGCGTAGCCCGTGCCTATATCGGGGCGTCGATGGCGGGGACTGAGTGCATCGCACAGATGGCTCTCAGCCTTCGCGGGTTTCCAGACGTTGACCCTGACCCCCAGTTAAAAAGAATATTCTTTGCTGGGCACAGGATCGAGGACTGGGTTGTTCGCGATCTAAAGAACAAAGCCAACTTGCGGGTGTACGAAAAAGACGAAGTTACTGGCAGGCAACACCGAGCGGAATGGCTCGGTGGGCATGTCGTCTGTAACACGGATGGGCTGGCCGACTTCGAAGACGGCACGGGTCCAATGATCCTTGAGATCAAAAGTATGAACGATGCGAACTTTAAGAAAACCGTGTCGTACGGTGTGAAGGTTTCGCACAGAAAATATTATCGCCAGATGCAAATGATGATGGCGATGATGAGAATTGAGCGTAGCTTGTTTGTATCTTACTGTAAAAATAACTCTCAATATCACGCTGAAGTTGTCCTCTTCGATCAAGAAGAATGGGACACGATGTACATAAAGATACAAGCTACGCTTGATGGGCAGGCGGGACGATGCGCAACCGAACCAGAAAGCTGGAACTGCAAGTCGTGCTTTAAAAGGAAAAGTTGCTGGGAAATCCCAGACGTTACTCCCGCCTGTCACTTTTGTACGAACAGCTTCGCCAACAAGGACGGCGGCTGGACGTGCAAACTAACGAACCGAGAGGCCGTAGAAGTTTGCGGCGAATACGAAATGCTCAGACCCACGGAGAAAAACTAATGGATACACTAAACGAACTGAGCATCGCGCGTCAGGGTATCATCCGCAAGGAAGCAGAGATCGAAAGCATCTTTGACCGCATCGAGGCGCTTGATCCGGTTGACCCAGACGATGTGCACCGCGCGCGTACGAAGCTGCGCCACGAGAAGGAGCGGCTCGTAGAACTGAAGTGCTTGGCTACGCAGCTAGAGATCGACGCCGTACGCATGGGGAAAACCACTCATGTCTAAAGCAAGAGACCTACCGCTGACCGAAGCTCTTCGGATCATCAACGCTGATCGAAATCAAGATTACGGCGAACCCGCCGAGAACTTCCAAGATATCGCGGATATGATGACCATACTTCTGAGGCCTGTCCTAAAAGAAGATGTAGCTATTAGCTGCTCTGACGTGGCGATGACAATGATCGCAGTAAAGTTAAGCCGAATGACGACATCACCCACCAAGTTCGACACATGGTGCGACATCGCGGGTTACGTGGGTGCGGGATGGGAAGCAGTAGAGGTGAACCAAAATGGCAAGTAATGTACCAGAAGCTCGTAAAATTTTAGAAGACCTGCTTGATCGCAACTACGACCAGCAAGAAGCGATACGTCAGGCGCTTCGCTTGATGACGCGAGAGCACACGAAACCTCGCCGTGCGTACAACTATCGCAACCCCGTGACACCCGAAACGGTAATCGGCGTGAAGGGTAGATTAAAGGACTATCCAGACCTTTCGTGTGATCAGTTGGGTGCGATGTACGGCATCGACGGTGGTAGGGTGAGTGAGATAATCGCGGGTAAATACGACCACCTCACTCAAGATATTTAGTAACCGCTGCCGTAACCGCTGCCATATCCGCTGCCGTAACCGCCGGAGGATGGTCGCCCAGCTTGGCCACGTTCGCCACCCAAAACGTCGATTATGCCTTCCTTTGCCCAACTTACGCCGCCGAGGACCGGAACTCTTCCGACTATCTCGCGGATAGCTGACCTCTTCTCACCGTTAGCCTCGTCTCCATCATAGACGGAACGTGCGCCCTGCAAGACAGATGATGCGTCGTTGAACAGGCCAAGTGTAGGGCCGAAGATGCCCTCCATCGTACGCTGCGTACCGTACGCACCATTATCCGCGTTCGAGGCAACGTCGTACATCAGCTCACCTACGAAGCCCATCCCGCCGAGCGCAACCATGCCGTCGAAGTATAGGCCAAGATTGCGGTCTAGCTCTGGATTATCCTCGAAAGCTGTGGTCACAGTTTTGGATAGGCTGCGTTCACGCAAGGCAAAATCACGGTTGTCCTCCCCGCCACGCCCTTGAACAACATCTTTTACTGCAACTGATGCGGCACCGAACGCTGGACCCGCAACAAGAAGAGCACCGAGTGGCCCAAGTCTGTTGTCAGACTGACCAACGAAAGCCTTGGCGAAGTTAGATGCTCTATTCGCTGGCGTACTCCCAGCGAACGCTTCGGCCACCACACCATTTACCATGCGCTGCATCATTAGAGGATACGATTTCAACTGCATTGCAATAGCGCCGAGTGGCGTTGCACCCCACAATGGTAGGTCATTCGGGTTCGGAGTGAAGATCATCTGGTTTGTCAGCTTGATGAGAGACGTAGCCAGTTTGTCGTTGAGAGGGTGCTCGTTTGCAGACCCACGGCTTTCCAGAATGAGATCAAGGTCAATGCTGCTGTCCTCGATAAGCTCCTGCAAGCCCTCCTGCTGCAAAATCTTTCGAGCGATGCGGCCCTGTCGGGTCGAAGGCGCTTCACGAAGGATGCGGTGCTGCGCCTTTACGTGCTCGTAACTTACGGCGGCTGCCACGTTACGCATACTATCTGTCCAAGGCGTAAGAAGTGTGGAGTTAAAGAACCCAGTCATAAACTGAGTGCTATCTACACCATGCGCAACTGTTAGACGCTGATGAACCGCATTCTCCGTAGCTGCACCCACGTTGCGTATCATGTCACGATACGCAGGTTCGCGTGCGTATTGCTTGAGAGCTGTATAGTAAGACTTGAGATCGCCAGTACGAATGAGCGGCAGCGCCAAGTCAGCCAAGGATGTCAGGGTTGTAAAGCTGAGTAGCGTTACGGCGTTCACACCGCGCAACCATTTGGACGCATTCTTCATGGAGTACAGACCATGTTGGCCGTCTACTGGCTTACGCATGGCTGCGTTCATAAAGCCCTGGGCGTGCTTGACGTTATCCTGGGAAGTTATCTTTGTAAGACCTTTCGTATCAACCAATGCGTTTGCTATTGCAGCCGCACGCTTCGAGAAGTTGTTACGAATTTGAGCCGCTTCGGGTGTGTTGCTGATCTTCGCGTCAAGGATGCCCATGATCTCAGCCTGCATTTCAGCGACTGATGCACCGTTAGAAGCCTTCTCGATAAGGCTTTTAGCAGCTTGTTCGGCAACGTACTTGTCTTTGATCGGGGCCATGAAGAAAGTGTCCGTGAACACCCTGTCCAGCTCGCCCTCCCCAGAGCCACCCATGCGTGAGTGGTTCGCCTTGAGGATTTTGTTTGATGAAAGCAGTGTCGCAATAGTCTGCTTGCCGTGCATCGGGTCAGCCAAGATCGCAATGTAGTCGTGGAAGCCGTGGTTGGCAGGCCCGAACTCTTCTGTCAGATCAATACGGTGCTCGATACTGTCGGAATACTTTGTCATGGACACAAGCAAGTCGTTCTCCAAGAACGGCGCAAGTGTATCTGGGCTGTCAAAGTCGGTGAACTCAGGGAACTCTTGAAGTCGCATCATCCGCTGGAAGTCTAGGCTATCTTCGTTGCCTTTGCCGGATGTGCTTTTTAGACTTTTTGACGGGCTAGAAAGCACGCCGTCTTGATCAAGTAGTTTCTCTACCAAGCGACCAGCACGCTTCATTGCCTCCGCTTGCGTTAAGACTTCTGAGCCTTGCATCGACGCATTCTCAGCCATGAAGTATTTAGATACGCCTCGCTTGAACCTGTCAGGGTCAGCCTCGATCAAATCCTTGCGCCACACTTGTGGGAAGTAGTTGTCTTTGATCTCACCAACCATGTTGCCAGACGCTCTCAAACGAGCAACGGCATTATCCAAATAAGAACGGATATGCTGATAAGTTTCCATCTCTTTGCCCACAAGTTGTGATGCTGTATCGCTGTTTCTCAAAGCTGTAACGATACGCATGTGGCTGATCGGCTGCGTGTTGCGTCGCTTCGGGGCCATACCCATAGCGCCCATAGCACTCTCCGCCATCATCACTGGGCCTGTTTGGAAGTAACGCTTCGCTATGCCCGCGCTATCAGGAAGTTCTTTTAGCATACGTGTCATAGGCATCAGGAACTTGCCCATCTTAGCATTCGTACGTTCGAAGTGGCCCCCGCCGCCCGCTTCGGGCTCCCAGAAGTTAGCAAGGAAAGACATGCCAGACCGCTTCATTATGCGTGAGTTCGTACGAAGCGGGTTGTAGATGTTGGACTTGCGTATTTCCGCTGCTGCGTCTTTTGGCATTCCTCTGCCGCGAGCGACTGAGACCATGCCGTCAACGGCCTTCGGCGCTACACCAGCATCCTCAAGAGCTTTAGCGCCCTGTGAGAAAACCTTGATTGGGTCAGAGCCTGCGAAGATTTGAGATGCTATCGCGCCATTCAGTGCTGGCTCGACGCCACCCTCACCCAGAAGAGGTGTTGAGCTCTCAAAGGACTGCGAGCGAACATCGCGTACGCTGCTCTTTTTCAGAACCAGTTTGTCTGGTCCTATGTTCAAGGAGGTGTATCCCATTTCAGTCATGGCTTCACGCAACTGACGTTCGCCACCAGCAATGTCGGTCAGCGTGTCCAGCATTTGTGCTGGCGTGAAGTTTCCTCTAATCGCTTTGATCTGATTGGCTTGATCACGGCCACTCATACCCGAAGCAACTCTTTCAACGTAGTGTCCCTTCATGGCCTGCACGATAGGAGAAAGGGAGTTCATGTTTCCGCTGAATATTGCTGGCGTCGTGTCGCGTACGAATACAGGCGTCACGTTCGTATCCATACGAGCGCCCAGTTCACCAATCTCCTGGGACAAGGCATCGTCTAGTGCGTACATGCGCTCAAAGTATTCTGATGAGGACATCGGGTCGCGGCGAGCAGCATTAACTTGCCCGCGAAGTTCGATTAGAGCATCGACGTAATCAGCGACATCATCTTGGTTCGCCTCTGGAGCGGATGAGATTATATCACCCGCCATGTTTTCAAGCGTGTTTGTTGGACGAGATGTAACGTAAGCGCCCCGACCCACTGATCCGTTCGTGTCGTTGTTTCTATAGAACACGCGAACATTTCCACCCGTGAACTCCTCGATGGAGCTGCGGGCGGCCTTGCTGTAGTTGTCTAGTAACTCGTACGCATAGTCGCTTGCGTACTCCGTAGGTACGTCACTCTGGTAACGTGAGCGCGTGCTGGCTTTTTGCGTACCACCTGTAGAGAACAAGTCTTCTGGGAAGGCGATGCCGTAGAAACGGTTACGCGCAGGAGCTGATGATACCAAGCCGTTGAACACGTACGAGAGAGCATCAACCAAATTATCTTCGATCTCACCCAATAATTCATCAACACCATCGAGGTCTTCTCCGACCATGCTTCGACGCATCGCCTTGATCTGATCCTTCGAAGACAGCGTATCCACGCTCTCGGTCACAATCTCAGAGAACACATCTGCTGGCTCGCGGTCAAGGATGCTTGCGTACTTTGAGATAGCGTTGCGTGATGATTGAGAGACTACGTTAGAGCCATACAAGCTCTCGGACACCAACCTTACGGACTGCGTTATGTCACCGTCACGAGTTAAGTTGACCCCAGCAAGACGGATCGCTTTGCGGAACCCCTTGTAGGTCAAGTCGTCTACGCTTTGTGGCAAGATCGCATCAAGACGTGCAAGCCGTGCTGTCAGCGTACGTGCGTTGTACTCCACATCCTGAGCGCGGTGCGTGATGCCTCTCAGGAAGCCACGCATCGTGAAGTTTGCGTTCTGCGGGATGCCGTTCTCGAAGGCGACGCCCGCTTCTTGTAGCTGTTCTATCTCGATGGCGTCGGTGACGTTCTTGTCTTTGAGCGCAGCCTTGGATTTCCGAGCTTTATAACGCTCTTTAATGACGTGGCGTGTGATGTTTTGGATTTGCTCCGGTGTGCCACCGATGCCCTTAATCTCTCCACCATCAATAGTTATCGAGAGGGCCATCGTCAGCTCGTCGATTTTGGCCCCGTTGGCTAGACCTTTAGCGCCCTTACCAACAGTCTTGGACTGCCATGTGTGGTAGATAGCCTGCTCTTCTTCTGTCAGGTTCACATCATCGACTTGAGTGTTGATAAGATGTTTAGCTCGGTTCGCTAACTTCTTTCCGAACGCTGTCGGCACGCCATCTGCTCCGATCTGGCGTCCGTATTCACGTACGCTTTCTTCCAGATTGTAGCTATTAGCTTCACTGCCTTTAGTACCCGCAACGATGTCTCCCTTGAAGGCTTTGGCGTTTGCTTTGCCCGTGGCTTTCATTGCTCTGGATAGAGACCTTGAGAATGTTCCGCGCTGACGGTTGACCTCTCTCTTGATTTTCTGCTCGAAGTTCTTTTTCTTCGCCAGGATCGGTCCATTGATGTTGTAGCTGGCGCGGAGGCTCAAGAGGTTTTCGGAAGGCAAGAACGCTTCCATATCACCGTACTCGATGTCCATGAACATGTCGTTCATGGAGGTCTTTAGCTCCTCAGTGAACTCTTTCATTGAAGAGTTGTACAGATCAACAAGTGATGCTTCCATCTCAGAGTGGTAAGCTCCGCCGAACACTTCCATGTCATCGCCAGCTTGTGAGATGCGGCTGTCGGTTCTTATAGTCGCCTCGTTGATCGCCTTGGAGATTGCACGCATACCACGTAGCTGCTTGCCGTTCATTAACTTCAGAACACCTGTGGATCGGTCAAGCGCCGCGCGATCCGAGGCGACGTTGCCTGCCTTGCGCACCAAGTAACCTTTGGTCTTCTTAGTCATAGACATGCCGTTGAAGACATTTGACAGCGCCCGCGCTGATGTCGCCATCTTTTCTGGGTCGCTGGTGTCTGGGTAGTTCTGGATGGCCGCTTCAAAGTCTCGGAGTGCATCCTTTATTTGGATGAAGCGGCTCTCAAGAGTTTTGCCAACCGATGTGGTTGCCTTCACTGGGAATGTGAACTGCTTTTGCAGAGCAACGTCCTTGTCAGCAATCAACTTGTCGAACATCATTTCCATCTCTGGATCAATGATGTCGCGATTGGTCATTTTAAGCCATAGCTTCTGTAGAACTCTGGCTGCCTTCTTCAAAACATTCGCATTAGCAGTCGCTAGTGGGCTATTGAACTTGTGGTGCATGTAGAGCGAGAACTGGTTTGCAAAGTATTCTTGTGGGTTTGTTTTGCCATTAGCAACACCCGCGCGTACGCCGTCTACTTCTACAGATGGAGTGAGCTTTTCTAGGGCAGTCAAGCCACCCTCTACTTCGCTCGCGCCTTCAGTGAAGCGGCCATTCTCGTCGTAGAACTTATCCAGGTTGCCCCAGAACTCTCCCTTGGTTTCTGCATCTAAGACGTTTTCGTACATCCAGTGGCCCAATTCGTGCATGACAGTGTACGAACCAGTGATCCCCGTACGCTGTCCATCAGCGTCAAAGGAGGACATGTCCAGCATGACCTTGTTGTAGTCTTCGGACTTAGCACCGTAGACGAAAACGCTACCCGCACTGCCGCCGTCTGATGGCGAACCAAAGATAGGTGCCTTGTCAATCGGTACTGCTTGGCGAAGAAGGTACTCGATCTGGTTTGAGACCTTTTCACCCACACCAGACATGACCTTCTTCAGAGAAGAGATGGACGCCTCGATGTCTACCGTTGGCTTTTTGACCCCGTGCGGAGCCTCAGCCTTTATGACTGTGTGAAGGGCGTTTAGGGCTTTGATGCGGAAGCTCAGAGGGATTTCAACTTCTTTATCCCCAAGAGTAGTAGTAATCTTAAAGTCGTCTCTCTCAAGAAAGTTTAAGTTTTCTTGCAAGCGGTTCAAAGTAGGCTTGGATTTTAGGAACTCATCGAAGGTTGGTGCGATCAACCCATCAAGGGACTTCGCGTTTGCAATGTTGTCGCCTTGGAACAGGAACTGAGCGACGGTTTTACCTTCTGGTGTTGAAGCCAAAGCGGAGATGTCGATGACAGTATTATCAGCTTCTTTTTGAGTGAGAGGACGCGCTGGCATTTCAGCTTCCGGCTCTGCACTAGGTGTGAACTCGAATGAGTTAGCCTCATCAAGCGGCTCAAAGTTGTCTCGGATTAGGTTGCGCTTGGTTGCTTGGCTTTGCGCTGATTTGCCGTTGATCTCAGCAGGTACGTAACCGATGCGGAACAACGAAGCAGGCTTACCACCCAGCAAGGCAGCAACACCCGCGTCAGACGCGATCTGGGATTTGCTTGCTACCCGAGGTGCTACTTCTGTAGTGCGCGGCAGTAGAACCAAAACCTTACCGTTGCGTGTCGTAGGTGCTTCTGGAATGTCCGTCTTAACTACATTACCTCGGCCATCCTTAACTACTACTTCGGGAGCAGGATCGACATCCAAGCCACCTTCGCGGCCTTGAGCGTCAGCGACTGCAAGGTCTTCCTCAAGAGCATCAACATCGCCCTTCGATTTGGAGAACTTTTTGAACGCCTTTTCTCTGGCAGCTTCAAGCTCCTCCGTGCTCTCGATAGGTTTGATTTTGGATGTATCAATGCCGATCTGACCCTTAGACAAGCCAAGGCTTTCGAGTGCCATTTTCTCGGTTGCGTACACCTTAAACTTGCTGTCGTTTTTACCGATCTGGGTCATTGCACCGTAGACAACTTGTCCTTCAGTAGCGACGCCACGTTTGCCACGGCCAACGCCCCGCACGCCAACAAGCGGCATACCTGCGCGAGCTGGGAAGCTATAAACGGCCTTGTTCTTACCTTGAGCAACGTCCATTTCAGCCTGTGATTGGGCCGCCAACAGGGTCTCGTTCTCACGACGAAACGCGCCCGCGCCTTCAGTAATGGTGCCGCCACCCTCAAGGCCGATTTCCGTACCAGGCTTGAGCAGTGAGTTTACTTTCTTCGTGACTACCTTCTCACCAGTCTTCTTGCTGGTGGATACGGATGTAGTGACACCCGCTTCGAGGTCTGTCTCTAGTGCATTTATCGACTTGGCGGTGCTGTCAGCAATGCGGCTTTTGGTGTATTTAAAGTCGCCTCCGTACATACGCTCGGCTTGCCCAGCCTCCGCGACCCGAAGCGCTGCTACTTTTTCATTTCTTTTCAACTTCTCGACTACGGGGATCACGTTGGTTTTGTAATCTTCGATGCGGCGTCGTACGGCTGCGGCAACATTTTCTTCTAGCCCAGACGCTATGCCCTCGAACGACTGGTTGATGCGTATAGCATTGAGAGAATTTTTAGAGAGCTTGATCACTCTTGCGAATACTTCGTTGGCCTTGTTTGCCAGCTCTTCGACTTCAGCCTCTACGGCTACGGCCTCGGCTGCTTCGGACTTAGCAAAGTCTTCTTTCGCAGTTTTTACCTCAGCGACCTCTGGGTTTACGAAGCTGGCGTCATCAACCTTAGCGTCAGCATTCGCATTTTTACTAGCAGCTTTGATGCTAGGAACACGCCCCTCACGAGCGGCAAGAAAGCGGCGGATTGCCTTGCGGCCCGCAGGGGCAATAAATCCGTCCTTCGTACCTTTCGGAGTTCCAGCGACAATCTTCTCAAGGTCTTCTTGCGTAAGTGGCTCAAGTGCAGTCGCGTTCTTCTCGTTCGCTTTCTCAACTTTATTCTTGTGCGTAGCCAAGTTTTTGCCCAGAGCTTTTTGTAGGCTTTCGTCTTTAGTCTTATCAAACTTAAACTTCCGGCCTTCGACCGCAGGTACTTCCAGTACCTCTGGTGCAGCCTCAGTAGTTGGCGATGCCTCAGTAGTTGGAGCTGCCTCAGTAGTTGGAGCTGCTTCAGTGGCTGCCTCAGCCGCTGGCGATACCTCAGCCTCAGCCTCAGCCTCAGTTGCAGGCGTTTCCTCAGTTGTGGATGTAGCCTCAGCCTCAGCCTCATCACCCTCCACTGTAGTTTCTGGCTTTGGTTTGGCGGCTGTGGTCTTTGCTTCGGCCTCTGCTTCGGCTTTTTTTACTACCTCCGCTGCTGTCGGCGTTGCGGCAGCAACTGCTGGGTCAGCAAGCTCAATTTCTGGAATGTCGCTTGAGCTTGTGGCCGCATTGAACTCAGCAATCTTCTCATCGAAGGCTGCTTTTGTTTCTGGCGTGTTTCCACCCTCACTGGCAAGGCGGGCAGCAAGAGCCTCGGCCTCTTCGTCCAGCTTGTCTACCTTTGCAGCGTGCGCGTTTATCTTAGCGACCTCAAGCTCGGCGTTCTTCTTTGCCTCCTGCGCGTCGGCGTGGTCTGGTGCGCGTAAAGGGTCAGCTAGAATTGCATCAGCTTCCTTTACCGAAAGCTCGATGTCGGTTTTCTGGACCGCAATCTCACCCGCAAGGTTTGAATTGCTCCACTTCAAGCCTTCCCGCGCAGGGTTGCGTGCAGCAAATGCGCCAATTACGGACCCGATACCCGCTGAAAGGGTGCCTTCGATTGCGGCAGATGTCGCCGTACGGCCATAGTCGTATTCTGTAGATAGTCCCTGTTGGATTTCGCGCGTCTGCTGGATGGCGTCCATACCAGCGCCCATGCCAGCACCTACGCCGCCCTCGATGACAGCGCCTCGCTTCGCGCCACTCTTAACGGCGGCACTTACGGCTGCGTTCTTTGTCGCGCCTGCGGCTCTCGCGAGCTTCGCTACGTTGGCGGCTTTGGAAGCGGCACCCGCGTACGGAATGAAGTTGATTGGATCGGCTACGGTAGCAAGGCCATAGTCCCAAACTTGGCTGGCAAACGAACCGCGCTCTGGGGCGTTTCTCCAAGCCTTCGATAGCTTGGTCATTAGCTGCTTATTTGTTCCGGCGTTTGCGTATTCGGCTAGGTCTTTACCTGCTGATGCAAAGTTGCTGTCCTTCCAGCGCCGATCTGTGTACCATTCGTCCAGCATTTCGGATGTGCTTGAAAACGTCTGGCCCTTGGTCTCGTAGTAAGTCCGAACATCGTCCAGAAACCCACGGTCTTTAACAAGGTCTGCCCCTGATAAGTTCGTGTAGTCACTGGTACTACCCGATGCGCTCTCACCAAAAATGTCGTCGGTGAACGGGTTTGTAAATTCTTCAGCCATCGGGTACTCCATTTAACCTGATTTTTTACAGATTAAATTAGAGCACCCTAATAAGTCGTCCTTACTGGCCGCGAGGTCGGCTCGCCGCGATACCGCGAGGAGCGCCATCATCGTCGGGGTACACGTCGGTGAAAAGGAAGTCTCCGATAGCACCAAAGAAGGAGCTGTCGGCGGCAGCGCTTGCATCCTGCTGTGCCTTCTTCCATATAGCCAATGCTTCCGGTGACAAGCCAGAAGGCGCTTGTCCTCTAGGCCCACTAACCGCATTTGCAGCTTCGACTTCTGCCGCAGACGTAGCCGTTTCGGATGCTGCCGCTTCTCTCTCCTGTTTGAACTCTTCTTCCGTCCTGTTGTAGTCACTTTTAAACTGAGCCATCATAGCCCGTATCTGAACCATCATGGATAGTGAATTTTTGTTTCTATCGACGATACCCGACAATTCAGCAATTCGTGATTTGACAGCAGGCGCGTGTTCGCTGGTCTTGTAGATGGGGGTGTTGGTCAGCTTAGTGAGACGAATGATCTCATCTTCGGCTTCCTCTATCGACGCTTCAAGGTCCGGCTTCATTTTCCAAGTATCTTTCATAACACTTTTGATGTCGCCCATTTCGTATCGGAGCAAATCAAGCCCCGAAAGGTTCCCGACGGAAGCCAGTGAATTAGAGATCAGTTGTAGCTTCGGATCGGCTGTAGTGCTTATACCGGACGCTCGCGAGATCAACGGAGCACTGCGAGCAATATCGTCAGCGAAGCTATCACCGTAAATGTCGAACTTAGCCTCTGCGAGCTGCACACGCAATTTACCGTATTCGTTTCTGAAGACTGACATCTGTTCGTCATCAGCAGTCGCTAGGTCGTCAATACCTGCGGCGTCCATAGCATCGACGTAGGCGGCGTACTCAATATCTGGGTGGGGGCTGCTGTTCAGTGTGCTTTGGAAGGCTTTAACCAATGCAGCTTTAACCCGTTCTGGCGGGAAGGTCGTGCCAGCAAGTTGTTCGCCGTCAGCAAGGATTGAAGCCATTTCACGGTACGTGTCTTGGCTGATGGGCAAGTCCATCTGTCGAGCAAACCTGCCCGCAGTTTGCAGAAGGTTGTTCTTGATGTCAGCAAAGACTGCACCTTGCTCATCCTTGTCTATTGCCCCCAAAACGCTCTCTGACTTCAAGAGGCCGTCGAACACATCGCCTGCAAACTCGAACCCAATAGGCTTACGCTCTTCGGCCAGAGCAGTAAGGGCGTCTCTGGCAGACTGCGCCTCGCCATCGTTTTTCTCCATGCGAACTTTGGCTATAATATCGTCGTACGCTTTCTCGGCATAGCTGCCAAAACGGTCGTTTACGTTCGAAATCCCCTGAGTGCTTTCCAAGTTCGATACGAAACGCGCCACAAACTCCGCCTTTGTCTTCGCTACGGCGTCGTCATAGCCCGCAGATGTCTCGGATATGTTGAGAGCATGATCTTTCATGTCTTTAGTCAACTGGTCCGAGGCTTGGTCGAACCTCTCCTTGAGTTTCTCTTTTTGGCCTTCGGTGAGCTTTACATCACCAACTTCAGTACCGCTTACATTGCGCTCAATTTCTGCGACCAAACTATCGAAGTCGCTCTCCATACGAACCGCCTGAGAGACTGTTTCTTCTTGCGTGACGATCCGCTGATCGACCGTACGGAGGTTGTTTGCGTCTGTTACGTTATCGCGCTTTAACTGGTTCGCATCGAATACAGCCAGTTCCGACTTGCCAAAGTCAGCAGGCAAAGAAACTCCATCTCGTACTGCTGTGTCTTTGCGAAATTGTATTTCGCGAAGCATCTGTGCTCTGTTTGTGTCCTCGGCATTTGCCAACTCTTCCAATTCGAACATATTATTTTGGTTGAACGCAGCATCCGTCACCGCTTGGGCACTAGCCACACCTGTAGTGAAGGCATCAGGGTACGTATCGCCCGCCTTTGCATCGAATGCGGCAAGTTGCTCTGGTGTGTACTTGGAGCGCAAGCTCTCGCGAGCACGCTTGAACTCTTCTGGGCTCTGGTCAATGTTCTGGGACAGCGTTTCCATTTCTCTGCCAAGTGCATCGACAGCAGAGGTCGTGCGGCCCTCTTCATTCTTTTTGAAGATTTCACCCGCGCGTTGGAAGTCTTCCCCAACGAGCTTCCACACGTCATCTGGGAACTGATCTTTCAAAATACGAATTTCTCTATCGAACGCAGCAGTATCACCTGCCAGTGAAGCATCTTCCAGTTTTCTTCGCAGGTCTTTCGCACTTGTTTGGTAGGCGGCAGTGTACTGGGTTGAGAACAGTCCCTTTATCTGTCTCTCAAACTTTTCCCCGCCTTGAGTTACGAGAAGGTCGTAAGCTGCTTTGGTGGGGTTTTTGAGGTAGTTGGCGATGCTCGCTTGATGATCTTGCTGCCAAGTCTGGAACTGCTTACGGCCAACAGAAGTCATTGCACCGCTTACACCCGTTGGGTCTATGCCCAGGCTCTCATACTGGGCCTTCATCTGTTCTTCGGTCCAGCCTTGGTCTGCCCCCAAATCAATGAGTTCACCTTGTAACTTTAAATTCTGTATCAACCGAGAGCGCTTTTTCGCTTCTGCCGCCGCAGC